TATCTCTCGTATACATCCCCGTCAAAGACCGCGACGAAACAGACACCAAGCCGTGGGCTATTCTCGACAGCCCCGCAAACATGGCTCCTCACATCATCCGCTACATGACGGATGAAGAGATGCAAAAGCCTGCTGAGGTGTTGGCGTGGATCTTTGAGGGCGATCTTGATAAGCACCGCCCAGATGACGTATTTGCTCGTATGGAAGCAAAACGTGCAGCTGAAGAGCTGATGAACTTGAAGAAGCAAGAAGAAGAACTCGCTGACCACATGGAACTTATTGAGTTTGCAGCTAAAACCAATAAGAACACGTGGAAACATAACGGAAGGACTTACCGGGCATGAGCTACGGAGCCAAGACACGCCTCGTTTCTGAGGTTATTACAGCTGTGCAACGCCAGTTCGGTGACGAGTCTGGTGTACAGCTAGAAAACTCTGACATCATTCGCTGGATCAATGATGCTCAGGATGTTATTGTTGCCAAAAACAAGGTGTTGAAGGCTAAAAGCACTACACCAGCTGTCGCTAACCAAGCTTCGTACACTTTTCCATCCGATAACATTCACCAAGTAGAGTCGATTCACTACAACGGTGTACGTATCCCTAACATGCCTTTCCCTGTAGCTGAGGAACACATTTTCAAAGAAGACCCTCTGAGAGTCGCTTTTGGCGACCCTATCCTCTGGTACGAATGGGCTGGCACTTTCACCTTCTGGCCTACCCCTGACGCTGACTACAACATTGATTTGTACTACACCCAGCGTCCCACGCCAGTAGCTTTGACTACTGACACCCTGTCGGTCCCAGATAAGTACTATCAGGATGTTGTCCGTTACTGCCTTACTCAGGCGTATGAGATGGATGAGGACATGGCTAACGCGCAAGCGAAGGGCCAGCAGTTTGATGCTTCTTTGAATGAGAAGTCTGAAGAAGAGCGTACTGCTCAGAACATGACTTACGACACGATTACTGTTTACAACGACTACGAGTGGTAGGAGCCTAAATGCCCGGAGAGGCTATCCAAATAGGCCCGTTTACTGGCGGCCTAAACACGTTCAGCGACCCTACAGCTATCGCAGATAACGAGCTTGTCGTTTGTGAAAACTTTGAACTAGATCTTGATGGTTCGTTGAAGTCGCGTCCACCTTTTGTGTACCGCAACATCAACATGCCTTTGGGGGCTTCGGGTAACGCTAACATTCTTGGTTACTTTTACGGTCCCGGTAACGTGCCTTACCTTATTGGTTCTGACGGCTTGTCGAAGACGTACTACTTTAGTGGTACTGCGTGGGTACTAATTACTGACACGTTTGCTGCTACGTCGATGGCGCAGTTCGATAACAAGGCTTGGCTGCTTGCTCCTTACGGTTCTACTAACCCCGGTGGTCGTTGGGAGCCTACTGGCGGTTTCGTAGCTGAACCTGAGATGCCTCGTGGTGACACGATTGTGGCGTATAAGTTCCGTCTGTGGGTTGCTGGTGGTCGTGACGCTTTGTCGAACGCTACGACAATGTACTACTCGAACACTCTTGACCAGAGTCCTTTCTGGCCCACATTTAGCTCGACAACTAACGTCATCAAGATTGGTTCTGGTGACGGTCAAGCTATTGTACGTATTTCGGTTTACTACAACTCGCTTGTTATTTTCCGTACCAACTCGATTTATTCGTACCAGTTCTTGTCAGATCCCGGCGCTGGTACGATTTCGCTGCTGGTTCCAAACATTGGTTTGTCGGATAAGAAGTCCCTTGTCGCGTATGAGAACTACATCTACTTTATGTACGATGAACGGGCTTACGAATTTGTAAACAACCGTGCTCAGCAGTTGAACATCAAGGTTCCTTTTGTATCTGGTACTCGTACTGGTATTGATGAGTCTCAGGCACGCTCCGTGTCGTTGTTCAACAACCGTGTTATCTTCAGTTACTTCAACTACCTGTACGTGTTCGGTTTGCGTACTCGTACGTGGAGTGTGTGGCGTTCGACAGTTCACGGTCCTCTTGGTGAGATTTTCTCTGCTGTTACTGACAGTGATTTTGAGGAAGCTATTTTGTTTAGCTCCACGATTGTGCCTTCTGGCGGTACTCGTGTAGCTAAGACGTTGCACATGTCGGATGTGTTTAGTACTGATACTGAGAACTTTACGTGTATTGCTCAGACTAAGAACTACAACTACCAGTCAAGCTCTACATATAAGCGCCTATTCTGGTGGGGTGTTGACGCTATTTTCCGTGGTCGTGTAACCGCTACTGTTACTCCAATTACTTTCAATACCTCAGTTACGTGGGCGCAGATGATTGCGTACACATGGACCTCTGTGTCGGGTAATGACTGGACTCAGGCAGCTTATCCCGGGGCTGACGTACAAACTATCCGCGACACTACTGGTGGCGCGGCTTTGCGTAAGTTTGTGAAGTTCTTGAAGGCTTTGCGTTTCCGACAGGTCAACTACCGTTTGGAGTTTGAGACTGATGGATCGCAGAATAACGCTCCTGTTCGTCTTTTCTCGCTGATGACATACGTTCGTGCTCATCAAAGAGTCTCCAAAACTGTCAGTTAGGCGGTATAGTTTTAGTTATGAACCCAGTAAGATATGCTGCCGCAAGGCGACCTATCGGCGCTCCTCAAACGGAGATGCCGAGGCAGTCGTTGTTGGCAGAAACAGCTGGCGCTCCTCAAGGTGGCGCTGGCTTTAATAGTCTTGCTGCGGGAAATAAGACTTATGGCGGCGGACGGCCAATGCCTAATCTGGGTAAGGTTCAGTCTAAGGCTGGTTACGGTTTACGTGACAGTAAGATGGCTGCTCGTCGTGAGGCGTTGATGCGCCGTTCGGGAGGCATGTAATGGCTAGTCCCGCTTGGCAACGTAAAGAAGGAAAGAACCCTGATGGTGGCTTGAATGAGAAAGGCCGCAAGTCTTATGAGGCTGCTAATCCCGGTTCTGATCTGAAGCCTCCAGTGAAGTCTGGGGATAACCCTCGTCGTGCTTCGTTTCTTGCTCGTATGGGTAACATGCCCGGTCCTGAGTACAAGAATGGGGAACCTACTCGTCTGCTGAAGTCTCTCCAAGCTTGGGGTGCGAGCAGTAAAGCTGATGCCCGTAAGAAGGCTCTATCTATTAAGGCAGGAAAATAATGGCAATGAAACCCAGCTCTAAGTTTGAGCGTATGAAGTTAAAGCCCTCTCAGGCAATGTCTCCTAAGCCCAGCATGCCTACTGGTACAAATGACCCAGCAGCTGGTGGTGGGGCGATGTCCACTAATCCTATGGCTAAAGCTCGTAAGCAAACTTTGAAGAAAATGGTAGGTAAGTACTAATGTCTGGTGCGTTGAAACTCATCCTTGAAATGGGTGGCGAGGGAGAATCAGAGGATTCTGTCGAGTGCCCCAAGTGTGGCGCTGAGTGCGAGTCTGAAGACAAGTACTGCTGCGAGTGCGGCGCTAAGATGCCAGCTCCAGAGAAGGCTGTTGCCGGAGCACGTAAAGCAGCTTTGTCGAAGATGGCTATGCCGGAGGAGGACTAATGCCTTTCAAGTCCGATGCTCAACGTCGTTTCATGTATGCGACAGATCCCAAACTTGCAGCTAAGTTTGCTGCTGAAACTCCTAAGGGCACTAATCTTCCTGAGAAGGTAGCTGCTCGTAAGAAAGCGATTATGATGAAGGCTAAGGCAGGTAAATAATTATGGCTACTTATAGCGAAAACTCTATGCGAGGGCGCAACACTAAGAACATTGGAGCTGCTCTCGGCTTTAAGCCTGTTGCAGCCGCTGCGCCTAAGGCTATTGCAAAGCCTGCTCCAGCCCCGCCAGCTCCAGAGCCTCCAGCTCCTTCAAACGTCGATAACGGTACTGGCGAAGTACAGTATGGCGCTGTAACTCTCGATAACCCAGCTCCCGCTACGCCAGATACTTCTATTGAAACTTTGATGAAGTCTCCTGAGTACTTGGCTCGTGAGCGTGCTTTAGCAGCTGCTATGGAGCAGTTTACAGCTGGTCAGGCTACCGAGGCTGCTCGTTACGGTGAAAACTACAACAAGTCTCTTGCCGAGCTTGGTTACGATCCGACAAGTAACAAGTGGGATTTGGGCGAACTTATGTCGTCTGGTCAGCGGGCCACGGCTTCTGGTAAGGCTTACGAAGCTCTCCGTAACGATTTTGCTGCTCGTGGCATGCTTCAGTCTGGTGCTTACCAAGCTAAGCGCGGTGTTCTGTCGAACCAGTTGAACGAACAGTTGAACGCTATTCAGCAGGCTAAGGTTCGTTTTGGTGAGGACCAAAACGCTAAGCTTCTCGCTCAGCAAGCACAGGCTGAGCAGCAGCGTCAGGCAGCTCTTGAGGCTGCTCGTCAATCTATCCTTAACTCTATGGGAGCCTAATCATGGACGGAACCGAAGACCGTAAATACGGAGGATCTGCTAAACCTATCTCTGTTCGTGGAGGTAGGTCTTTCGGCATGAAAGCGGCGAAGGCTACAAAATCTTCTCCTATAGGTCAAAAGGGATCTGTACGTCAACCTAAAGGTACATATAAGTACGGAAAACTTGTAGGTTCTGGAACTCCCGATGCCCGTGAGTCTCGTAAAAACATTGGCTACAAGGGATACCAACCCGGCAAGCCTTCAGGTAGCGATGAAATGACTATGGAAGAACTCCTAGCTTCAATGCTTGGAGGATCTGGTGGCGGAGGTGGCGGTTCTCGCCGTGCCTACTCTGACGAACAAATCGGAGCTACTCAAGCCAAGCTTCAAGCTATCTACAACCGCTACGCACAAGATGTTGCAGCACGTGAGGCAGACATCGCAGCTGGCTACACTAAGTCTGGAGAAAACCTTGGCAGCATTTACGACACTGCTGTCGGTAACGTAAACGCAGCTTATGACGCTGCTCGTGCTGCTCAGACTCAGCAGTTGTTGAACCTTGGCATGACCGAGCAAACTCCTGTTCAAAGCTTTGGAAACCAGACTGGTGCTACTACTTCGTTGCAGAACCTTCGTGCTGCTGTGCTTGCACAGAACGAGGCTCGTAAGAACGCAGCTATTACTAACCAGCGTCTTGCTTCTGAGGCTGCTCAGCGTGAGGGTGCTCAGGTTGCGGCTCAGGCAGCTCAGCAAATGGCTTCTGAGATGGTCTCTACCGGTGGTGGAGGAGGCGGCGGAGGCGGTCTTAGCCCTTACCAGTACGCTTCTTTGCTTATGCAGAACCAGCGTAACGAGGATACTAAGGCTTACAACGCAGCTCGTCTCGCAGCCTCTACCCCTAGAGAAGTTGCTCCTGTCGATGTTGGTGCTTTGTATAACCAGTTTGCTAGTCAACTTGGAGCCGGTAACGAAGCTACCGCTAGCCGTCTTGCTATAGCTCAGGCTAACCGTATGGGAACAACTAAATAGTTTTCAGGAATTTTCCGGTAGCATTGAAGAATGGTAGCCAACAAGCCGTTCTCTCAGTATTTAGCCGAAGCTAAGGCTAAGCAAGGCGTATCCAAAAAAGCTCCAGTTGCTCAATTCAAACCATCCGACATTACTGTCGGTGGTAAGGCAGCTAGTAAATCACAGGACCCTTTATCGTGGTTTGTTGACATTCTGAGCCGTACTACTCGTACGGTTCAGAATGTTCCAAACACTGTTCTGGATGAAGAGCTTAAGAAGAAGCAAGCGCGTATTCAGGGTACTGATTACGACGAAGTTGGCGGAGCTATTAACATTGCTACTGCCCCATTCCGTGGCCTTCTTTCTACAGACCCTAAGGATCAGCCGACAGGTGCATCTCTTATTGAGAAACAGTATGACGTTGAGAACTACGGAAAGATTGGCTACAAGGATGTAGCTAACAACGTAAACGAAGTTCAAAAAGGTGTTGCTGGTTTTGCTATGGATGTGGCAATGGACCCGCTCACTTACCTTCCTTACGGTATCATCGCGTCCGCTGGTCGTGGAGCTATTGCGGGAGCTAAGGCGGCTTCTGGTGCACAAAAAATTTCAGGCGCAGTAAAGGGTGTTGTTGAGGGCGCTCCTAACGCTTACAAGATTGGTGCGTTTAGTAAGAATGTAAAGCCTGTCGGTTTGAAGCAGTGGAGCGATCTTCGTTCTTACGAGAAGGTTCACAAGCTTGCACGTAAGGAAGGCTTCACTGTTGATGAGGCTCTGAAGGTTGCGGGCGGAGCTAAGGCTGGCGCTGTTGCTCAAGAAGCTAACAGAGCTGCGGCTAAGTGGGCCAAGGAAACTGGCAAGCCTGCGACTAAGGTTAACGCTAAAACTTTGTCTGATTTCGTATCACAAAATGAGAAGCTTATTGAAAAAGCTAAGAACATTAAGGGTGCTGAGGACGCAGCTAAGGCTAAGGCAGCGAGTAATGTTCTTCAGGAAGCAGCTGTTGGGGCTGCCGCAGCTAAGGCTGTCCTTAACGACACACCATCTGAGGCTATTGCTAAGTCCGCAGAAGGCGCTCCCGTAAACGTCAAGCCTCCTGTCGACAGCGCTCAAATGAGTTCGGCTTCTTTGATGGATGAGGTAGGCCCACCTGTAGGTTCTACTGAAGCTGAGCAGTGGGCTAAGGCTACTACAGCTGGCGGAGCTAGTGCTGTTGAGGCTGTTCGTGGGCAGCTTAGTAGGCTTGCTCCCGGTGAAAGAGCTGTTACTCAAATGCCTGAGGCTGTTGATACTTCGGCTATTCGTAAGCGTCTTGATGATTTGACTAAGCGCGAAACTAAGCTTGCTTCTTTCGTATCGTCTTCTACTGAAGCTATGAATAGGCGTGACGCTAATTTGAAGGCTGTTCGTGCGGATATTCGTCTTGCTCAAGAAGAGTTGAAGAAAGCATCTGCTCCGGTTGAGGCTGTTACCACTAAAAAGAAGTTCTCTAGTTGGGATGCATTGCAGGATATTCTTTCTGATCCTATAAAGGCTAAGGAACTTTCTGACACTCTTGGCGCTGGTGTTGTGGCTAAGATGGCGAAGATTGAAAATGCAACCACTGTAACAAAGCTTTCTAAGTTCTTAGATAACGTCATTGCAGGTAATGCCCCTAAGACGAACAACGAGCTATTCAATGATTTGGCGAATGAACTTCGTCAGAAGTACGATGTCAAGATTCCGGGAACTAACGCTAACCGTATTCAGGAAACTACTTCTGGCGGTACGGCAGAGGCTATTGTCGGAGCCGAGGCTGCTGCTAAGGGCGAGACTGTTGTAACGTCTCCTTGGCTTGCAGGCTTTAGTGAGCGTGCAGCTGAGGCTGTGTTCAAGGCTTTGCCTCTTGCTTTGCGTAAGCGTGCTGAGCGTTTGAAAGGCTTTGAAGCTAAGGGAATTCCACGTACAAAGAGTGGTGCATTGCGTGACTCTACTGTCGCCGGTAAGGGTACTGCTGAGTATGACCACATCTTCGGTACTCGTGACCAAGTTGACCTGTGGCGTGCTTCGATGGCGGATGTTATTGCCCGCGTCAATGCTGAGAACACAGCAGCTCGTAACGCAGAGGCTTGGGGAGACGTACAAGCCGGTGTTCAGCGTTCTTCAACTATCTGGAAAGAGGGTCAAGAGAACGTAAACCTTATGTTCAAGCATTTGGATTCTTTGGGCGCTACGCTGTGGCTTGGTGAGGGTGACGATGTTATTCGTCTCCACCTCGACCAGTTCATCGACACGTTCCGTGTAATTGGCGACCCGCATATTGCTAACGTGGCTTTGCTAAACCTAGATACTTCTTTGCCAATTACCAACATTTTGGATGCGGTTTACCGAAACATGCTTGATGTTATGCGTGGTGGTAAGGGTATTTCAGATGCTGAGTTCTCTGACATTCTTCGTAAGACTGTTTCTTCAGATCCTAAGAAGGAGCCTTACAACCTACTGACCACTAAGAGCGGTACTCGTTACTACACACATAAGCCTCTTGGTAAGCAGAACCCTAAGAAGGCTTTGGCTAACCCGCCTAAGTCTGGTATTCCGTACTTGAAGTACGTACCTAACATTAAGGAAGAAGCTGGTATTCCAGTTCTCAAGGGTTTCTACGGTCAGGTAGATCCTAAGGAATTTGAGAAGGCTCTTATCAAGCGTTTGCGGGATATTACTCCTGACTTGTTGAAGATTGCTGACGACAACACAGCTATGGCTGGTGCTCGTGTTATCTCCGATGAGAAGTACATAACACCTAAGGTTAAAGCTGAGATTGAAAAGGCAGCTGCTGGTGGTGACGAGCTTGGTGACGCTATTCGTAAGAACGCAAACATCAGTAAGGCAACTACCGAGGCTGGAGCTAACGACCGTATAACTCCAGAAGCTCAGCTTGTAGCAACTAAGCTTCTTGTCGACAGTACTCCAGCTGACCAGATTCACGCAGCTCAGACTTTTGTAGAGGGCGACAAGATCTACAACAGCGGTAAGACTTCTGAGGAAATCGCTGAGAGTTTGAAGACTGCTGATGACGCTGACTTTGAGTACTACGTAAAGTATGGTGAGCAGCTTGTCGAGATGGAAAAGTCGGCTGCTGCTGGATATGACGCTGCTGGCAACATTGTTGACGAGGCGCTAAACCAGCAATACAAGTTGGATGCTGCTTTGAACTTGAGCATCGCTGCCAAGCTTGATGGATTCTTCAACATCAAGAGCGGTGTTGAGGATGTTATTCACCCAGCTAAGCGTACTGAGGTACAGCTTCTTAATGGTGTAAACAAGTACAAGCAAGAGCTTGAAAGTGTTATGAAGGATAAGCGTTTCTCTACACTTATCCCCGGATCCGACACGCCGATCTATACGCAGGCTTTCCGTGACTTTGCTAATGGTGTCGATAGCCCGCTTACTCGTGAGTGTGTAGAGGCTTTGCGTCCGCTTATCGAACGTGTCGTGGGAACTAACGACAAGGACCGTGCGCTCACTAGCTTGTGGATGCAGGGCAAGGCTACGTTTGATGACCTTGAAGCTTACATGAAGCGTGCAAAGGTTGACTCTCCTTTTGAACGTGACATGGTTGCTAAGGAAGCTAAGCGTACTGGCAAGTCTGAGGTAGAGATTGCTCTCAATAACTGGAATACTTGGGCAGCTACTGTAGATAACCCAATGCAGTGGCTTGAGCGTATGCACTATGGTGCTGCTTTGATGATTGGTGACAAGGCAACAGCTCGTCTGTTCAACCAGATTCCTAACGCTACCTCTAAGGTTGCAGCTCCCGGCTATGTAAAGATGCCTAAGGGCTTGAACGCTTTGGACAACCCTTTCTTGTCGCACATGCAGAAAGACTTGTTTATCAACGAGGAACTTCTTACTCAGGTGCGTAGGGTCGAGAAGACCATGATGGCTAACCGTGGCTACTCAGGTCCTTTCGCTGACTTCATCAACGAAAAGTACCTGCCCGTGTTGGGTAACTGGAAGTTTGGTGTGACGGTTCTTCGTCTTGGCCACCACGTTCGTAACTTCTTCAGTGATGAATCTATCCAACTTCTTGAAGAAGGTTTGAAGAACTACGCCAAGTCTGGTGTAGCTGCTCACCGCGTACTCATGGCTATGCGTTCTTATGAGGATGTAGATTTCGCTAAGACTCTGCAATCTATTGGCGACTTGTCTATGCCTACTGCTGGAACTAAGGTTCTGGAGTTCCGTGGCCGCGACATGACGACAGCTGCTATAGCTGAGGCGGCTGAGAAGCACGGTCTGTTTATTAGCTTGGCTCAGGTCGAGGACTTGCTTGGCGATGTGAACACTCCGGGCTTTATCCAGAAGGCTTCTAACGTGATGGCTTTGCGCGGGACTATCGTAGCTAAGAAGGCTGGTAATCTTTCTGAGTACCAGAACCACTACAACCGTCTTCACCACTTCATTCAGATTCTTATGAATGAAAAAGACAAGGGTATCTACAAGACTTGGGATGACCTTGTTGAAGCGGCGGCTATCAAGGTGCGTACATACCACCCCGACAGCTCTATGCTGGCGGCTGGTGAGGCCAAGCTTCGTCTGCTATTCCCCTTCTATTCTTGGTTCCGTCTTGCGGCTCCGGTTATTCTTGAGGGAATTATTGCTAACCCCGGACGTTTTGCAATCATCCCCAAGGCTTCGTACAACTTGGCTGTGGCTATGGGTGTGAACCCTGAGTCTATTCAGGAGCCGTTCCCTAAGGATCAACTGTTCCCTGACTTCTTGCGTGAGCAGTTGCTTGGCCCGGTTATTACTGTTGGCGGTAAGTACTACGGCGTAAACCCCGGTATTGCAGCTGTCGATGTTTTGAACCTAGTTCAGAACCCCGTGAAGGGTGTTACCGGTATGTTGAGTCCTGCTGTAAAGACTCCTATCGAGTTGATTAACGGTAGCCGTCTTGGAAGCAGTGTGCGTATCAACGACTTCTCTGACTATGTTGATAGCCAGATTCCGGGAATCAACTACTTGGCTAACATTACGGGAACCTCGGTTACTGGCTCTATTTACTCGACTCTTACTGGTCAGGGGCTTGACCCTCAGTACGCTGTGGACGCGGGTAACAAGACACCTGTCGATCAGGCATCTACACTTGGGTCTTGGTTTACTGGTGTGACGGTTACTAACATGTCGAAGCCCAACTTCATTAACCTTGCTGAGATTGAAGCTCGTAACAAGGCAAATGAGGAAGCTAAGCGTCAGTCGGGTGAAGCCCGCAGTCCGTTCTAGTATGCTGAGTATAAGTTTTAGTTTCTGGAGATTTACGTGACTGAGCAAGTATGGACTGTACTCATACAGTTTGTTTTAGGCCCTATTGCGGTACTTGTTGTCGGTTGGTTTCTGAATAGGGAAATCAAGAAGACTAAGCAGGAGATCACTAACTCTCATCCTCAGCATTTGCGTGATGACTTGGACGCTAAGTTTGCTCTGGTGTTTGCCAAGCTCGACACGAACGCCAACATGATTGGCAATGTTGACGAGAAGCTTGATGACCACATCGACACATACAAGAGCAACAGCTCCACGGTGTTTAGTACGTTGGCGGACCATGAGCAGCGGTTGACTGGTCAGGCTGCTAAGCTTCGTCGTTCTACTAAGAAGTAAATTAGAAGCCCCCTGTGAAACCGATAACACAGGGGGCAGGCCAGTTAGGACTACTGACAGGTCTATTATATATCTTTTAGTGCTGGCGGTTCGATGATTTTGTTGTCTACTAGCCAGTAAATTCCTATGTTGTAGGCATCTATTTCGTGTGATTTTTTGTGGTCGCTTGGAGGCTTGACTCCACTGTACATTGAGCCGAGTGTTTTGGCTTGTACACTTGCCAGCTCGAATTGTACATCGTCAATGTAAGCATGATACTTAAGTGCTCCAATTACTTGTACTGCTTGGAACCGGCTACCCGTCTGTTGGGCTTGCTTACCTGCACGTAAGCGATAGTCTTCGACAATGATTCGAGAACATACTGAGTTGTATAGAACTTCTAAAAATTTTGAGAAGTCTGCTTGTCCTTTCTCAAACAGTTCCCCGTTACTTTTAAATATGGCATAGCCGGTTGTGTCTCCGGGGTCAACGACGAGTATCACGGTTGCTCCAAACGTAGATAGCAAGTCCTATCGCTACAGATAACGACAGGTATCCAAATGTTATGAGTGCAAATTCCATTATTCGTAGAACCTAAAGCATAGGGCGCAGGGGTCTCCGCCATCTTCCCATTCAGCTTCTTCCTCTTCTGACCAAGGCACGCCATCGTGTGTCTGGCAGAAAGCGTTGCTGATCCAGCCGTTGTCGTAGCCTACTTTGAGCCACTGACGTTGGGCGGATACTTCTTCGATCTCTTCGATCCAGTCTGCTGGTTCCATTGTTTTACCTATCTGTGAACTTGTCGGTTGTGTAGAAGCCTTCACCCTTGAAGGATGTTGGTACTGATGCAAACTTCTTACGTAGTGGAACTTTGCATTTGGCGCATTTGCGGTTTATTACGTCATCAAATCCGTGGATCATGACATGTGTTTCTTTGCACTCTGGGCATTGGTAATCGTATGTCGGCATTATCGGCTCTCCCTAACTGTTGCTTCTACGGCGAATTTTACGCCGAAGTCTGGTTGTACGTCCTCCATCAAGTTCAGAATACGCTCTGAATACTCGTCGAGTTTCTCGGTCTTAATTTCCCACACTAATGAGTCGTGTACTTGTAGCAGTAGTCGACACTCGGGGTTGTCGATCGTCTCGAAGGCTCGTACCATGATGCGCTCTACGACATCTGCTGCTCCTCCTTGGATGATGGAGTTGAGTGCTTTGTAAGATTCGTTGGCGTATTTAAAGTGGCGGTATCGTCCTGACCAGATCTTTACCTTGCCGTTCTTTTCGGCTAGGTGTGTTGCTTGGTCTGCGAGTGCTTTGAATCGTGGGTATGTACGGAAATAGTTTTCGCGTAGTTCTTTGGCACGTGGCTGGTCGACACCGAACGCTGCCATGATGCGCTTCTCCCCTGCCCCGTACTGCATGGAGTAGACGAGGGTCTTAGTGTCCTGTCGTTTCATGCCAAGCTGTGCGCTCATCTCGTCGAAGATGTCACGGCCTTCGTTGAATACTGCCTTGAGGGATTCTTCGCCTGCGTATGCGGTTCCTAGGCGTAGTTCGAGCTGGCTGTAGTCGAACTCGACAAGAGTGTATCCGTCCATTGGGATGAAGCAGGACTTGACGTTGCCGTTCCAAGGCTTGTCGGATTGCTTGGGTACTTGCTGGAGGTTGGGTTCAGCGCAGCTCAGGCGGCCTGATACAGTGCCGTGTGTCTTGTAATTGCAGCGGATACGACCATCGGTATCAACGAGTTCAAGATAGGGCTTGTATGAGGCGCTGATGGCTTTCTGCCAGCCTCGGAATTCTTTGATGAGGTTAGCGACAGGGCTATCCATCTGTTCAAGTAGGACTTCGTACTCTTCCATTGCGAACTTGTCGAAGCTGGGCTTGCCGGTTTTCTTTGACTCTTTGAGTACGGGAAGCCCGAGCCGAACGATGAGCAGTTCATACATGTCTTTGTTAGATGCCGGGTTTACGCCCAGTTCTGTTTTTATCTCTTCAATTCGGGCTTCCCCTACTTGAATCATATCTGTTGCGAGCTGCTGGTCGACACGCACACCTCTACGCCTCATGTGTAGTAGTACGCGGATGAGTTTCTGCTTTTCTTCCCAGACTTCACTAGGGATTTCTAGCCATTCTGGTTGCTGAATGAGCTGGTCCCAGATACGCCATGTCGTTACTGCGTCTGCTACTGCGTACTCGTACATGAGTTCTGGCGTGGTTGTAGGCCAGCCAGATTTCTTTTCTTTTGTAATCTCGGGCGTGTCTATCTTTCCTTGCTCATTGAGGTAGCGCATGGAAAGATTAGCTAGTGACTTCTGTATCGGATCGTTCTCGTCCACCATATTCGCCATCGTCAGGATGTCGTAGAACGGATTGTCAGATACTTTTATGTCAATGCTCTCAAGGGCAAGCACATCGAACTGTACGTTAGCGAAGATCAATGGTCGACCTTCCTGCTGGAGCACATACTTTAGCTGCTCTAACGTAGAAATGTCGACGTTTTCTCCTACTTTGTGGCGGATGCCGAAGTAGTGGGATACTGGTCCGCTGTCTAGCACGGCGGCGATTGACACTCCAATACAATAATCAGCGTTGCCGACACAATTAAGTCCTGTTGTCTCAGTGTCGACTGCGATTGGAACGCTAGGTGCTTCGTATAGGAGACGTAGCATGTCACGCCCTGCGGATTC